ATTATAGCCTTTGTAGAAATTCTCTACTGCATCGCCCATACCCGAATAGTCCCTTGCTTGAACAGGAACTGAAAGGAAATTAGGAAATTGAATAGCCATGTTTACTTCCTTTTAAAAAGTTCTTAACCTAAATGCGCTTTGCCCCACTCAGTACCTTTCAATGCACCGCCTCCCGTAGTTAATGCCTTTGTTAGCGCATTAAGCAACGCCTGACGGTCTGTATTCGATTGATTAGCGGCTTGAAATCCTAACCCTGCTTGAGATCCAAATGATCCACCTATTAAATCAGCGAGTGAACTAGATGCATCATATCCTTTGTTAAAAAAGTTTTCGTTACCAGTCAATCCGGTATTATAAATCCCTAGAGCATTGGAAAGGTATTGCTGCATATCGCCCGACATTATTTTATCTGCCATTTCGCCGTATGCGCGTTCATGTTCTGGCGTGCCTGCGAATCCACCAGCAGCTGCAGTATTTCCAATCCCTTTTCCAAGTTGATCACGCTCATACGTAGCACCGGGAGAAAGACTATAATTTTTCATTATGTCATCCATGAATGAAGTAGGGTGCAACATCTTTCCGTATTCACCTTCTAGCGTATTTCCTGCGTTTGCTCCTCTATCAATGAATGGGTTGTAATATTGCTTACCAATGCCGGGGATTTGAGAAAGATATTTATTAGCTTCCTTAGAAGGATCTTTTTGACCCCCGCCGCTGAAACCGCCTAGCAATCCACCGACACCACCGCCAATGGCAGCGCCCGGCCATCCGAAAGCAGAACCTGTAGCCGCGCCTGACATTGCACCTTGACCTGCTCCACCCCAATCCCATGCCATAGTTATTCTCCTCTAATCCTTTATGGATACGCCGTAGTCGTTACTTTACGAAGCGCACCACCTAGTTTAAATACGATGACCTGTGCATCTGATTCATACCATCCGGTGCCGTCGGGCATTTTAGGTGCAACTATTGCCAAATTTGCAGCTGTAATCGGGGGGAAAGTCCACCCATTATCACTCAATCCGTTTTGCAAGGCTTGATTCAATTGATCATGATAAATCTGCATTGCAGCAGTTAAAAAACCATCTTGTTGTGTATATTGCACATCTGCAAAAACAGGAATCATCATAGCCTTTATTCTCCTATTTCCATCATGCCATTTTTAAGAACTTTTCGACCCGATCCCCAAATTCTTAACTGGTATGTAATTTGCTGTGCATAGCCAAGATTATTAAATCTGGGTTGATTTTTAAAATCACCTGTGGCTTTTAAATTGTAGCTTACTGTATTACTGAAATTATAGCCGCCATTTTTTGAGATGGTAAGATCAACGCGTGGCTTTCCTGTTGCGCAGTAGCCACCTTCAACCAATATTGGCAAACCATCCTCAGTATAAATTATCTGATGCGTGTCCTCAGTTAAGATAAACCCAAAACAAACTTTCTGATTATAGGCATCAGCGGTTGTCCCACTTTCAATAACAAACGTAAACATTTTAATCTTAAATTTTTCAGGTCTACCGGGAACGCGATGCGTGTTAGTTAATCTCACGCAGGGGATATCATAGCTTTTATCAACAGTTTCACCGCCTGAGTTTGCAAACGTATCATAGGTAGTTAAATCACTATTAAACTCGTACATTGCACCATCTTTATAACTTAAGAAGTAACTTTTATTATCAAAGTAAACGATCTCACGCAAAGGAAAAGCAGTAAAATCCCAATCGGTTAAGTCATAGATACGCTTCGTGGTGAAGTCATACATGATTGTGAAGTTATCTAATGGATCAAGGAACGTTAGAATATAAAATAAATGGCCACCTTGACGGTATAATGCAGCTGTAGAACTGCGAGGAACCTTAACTGTTTCTAATAGATGATCGAGTCCATCAGAAGATATGCGTGACGCACCACCACCTTGCATAGCCATCAAAGCAGGCGATGACTTTTCATTAATTCCAAGCCAAGCAACTACTTCATCATTTGCAGCAATCGTTGCAACTGACGCAATACCATAATCGATATTGATAGATGAATTTCTTTGATAGACCACCAAACCACCGATATTATTCCAAATCTCAGCGACGGTTGAACCATATACTAATATGTTATTGCCTCTACCGGGAATACGTAGAACAGCCTTTGCAAAGTCTGGCTTTGTCTGTAATGCCAAAGTTTGCACCCAATTAAGCGTATAGGCTGTGCCAATCATTCCATCGTATCCACTTTGAAAGATTACCCATTGAGAGCCAAAATTCGTTGTAAGCGCATTACCAAAGATAAAGTAAGTATTATGATATGTCACATAATTGGGTTGGAATTCTGTATCACCCGGAACGCCCACATAAACAGCGGGTGCAATAGAACCAGCATCTGCCACATAGTTATAAATAGTTGTTGTCTGCCCATCCACAATGGCAATCTGTGATGATAGGTTTTCATCAAAATAAACTTCGCCTGATGATGTGGAAATGGAACCTAGATTCGTTGCTGCCTCATCAAAACGATTGATGCGGAATACCTCACCCGCAACCACTGCTAGAATGAAATTACCTCGAACAGAATGAAATGCACCTCTACCTTCTGCACCTGTTTCCACCAACTGCAAAATAGATGCATACCCCGGAAAGTTTACTAGCCACTCTTCCTCACCATCCGCAGATGATGTGATATACATATTGTAGGTACGTTCGACAGATACAGTAGGGTAGCGACCGAATACGGAGCTGCCAACGATCCTGACAGGCACATCTTCGGTCTGTGTTGTTAGTGTCATCCAATCACTCCTAACTAGTAACCACTAACAGGCAACCACCCGCCACTGAGGTTTACAATTGCATAATTAATGGCTGCGCCACCAGAAAGCGAGCTTAATTTTTGCTGCCTTAGATCCATTATGTTCGTAGTGTTTGAAATCCACTTAAAGTATCGCGCTAATTGCATTTGTACGTTCTGAGGAACGTTATACGAGAAGAATTGGCACATCCTTTCAGCAAGTAAATATTGTAAAAAATTCGTGTAAAACTGATCAAGCGTCGTGGAAAGATCTTGAAAGAGAGTTACCGACGTTAATCTAAAACTTCCCCATATTTCTAAGGGATAAGCCACATCTGGTATGAAGTAAAGATATAATTTACCACCACCAAACTGACGTTCAAAGTGCCAATTCCACGGCAAGCTTTGGATACCTGTAGCCCTGAAGCTACCAAAGAAATCTTGGCGTTGTTGGTTTCTAGTTTGATATCGAATAGATTGTATATAAAACGTAAACACATCAATATCAATAATGTTTTGAATAAAATATTCAGACTGACCCGGTATAGCAGGTGTTGTGTATTTATCCGTATAGGGAATAGTACCCTCATCCACAGTACGATCTGCTAAGACTTCATTTAAAAGACGAAGACCATCGGTCACTTGACTTCCCGTCGGGGTTTCAAAATCCCGACTCACAATCCCACTGAGATAATAGGAGTCTGCTATGAGATTGCTTGTCAAGTAAGCCATATGGCCTCATCCTTAATCTATCATTAGATAGTATATTGATAGCCAGCTACGTTTATTGCTACTGTTCCAGCAGATACCTTGTAGTTAATCTTAGGCGCACCCGAATCGAGTTGAGCCTGAACGTATTCACGTACAAGTGTATGAGCAGAAGCGCCAGCAACGGCTGCGATGTACTTAAGGGTATCACCAACGGCTGAGAAGGGCTGAAGCGCCAATGTATCCCCAGCAGCGTTAGCTGTCCAATTAAGTTCGATTTTCGCAAGTAGGTTCTGAATGGCTGGAACGAATGTCGTTAACGTAACAGCTGCGTATGTAGCGGATGCTCCGGCAGTAACGGCGGTTGCAATCGGCACATCATAGACAAAGGTACGTTCATTCGCACTGCCGCTCCAATAACCTGCTAAGAAGTGAGCCGAGCCATCAGTACGTAAATAACCGATCTTTCGGAACATATCATAGCCTACTGGCATAAGAGGTGCTGAAGCACTCGCAGACAACACGACACCTGATGCGTTGTTATCGGTTGAATCACCAACCACATATAACGAATAGAGTGTCGCATTGGCCAGAGCGCCAGTATCAATACCATTAATCCCGGTATCAGCTGCATTTAATGTCACAGCCGCTGCCAAGCTTATATCGTTCTCGTTTGTGCTATTGCGGGCGATACCTAACTGAACTGTTAAGGTAGTCGTGGATGCAATCGCAATTTCTAACCCGTTTACTTCTAAGTACGGGGCATTGACTATTGGAATATTAACCATGTAATTACGCTCCTGTTAAAGTGGGAAGATCACAGCCATTGCGTTATCAGATACCTGTGTTTTACCCCATATACCATCATGAACCGTACCATATAAGTTCTGACCGAATTGGGCACCAGTATACATACGCAAAGACACGCCAGTATCAGGATCTTGTTCAACAGACGTCATGAACGGATCGCAATCTGGTAATGGAGGAATTGCCACATAGAACTGATTACCTGACTGAACCATACCAACACGATGCGAAGGCAATACTTTAACCTGCATACCCGCAACGATTTGTTGTGTGATATTTTGGTTTTTGCCGACTGCAGCCTGCAGCACTGGATCAACTGTAACAGTAACTTGAGAGCCACCCGTCGAACTCGCATCCGAAACAGCTTTAAACTGTACAGGACAAGCAGATGGTTTGTGACCGACGAAGGTACGGAAACGGATGTTAGGATGACCAGATACGTTGTCTTGAAACTGGAATCGATCGTATGCCTTAATAGAATCAGCATCACTTGCTGCAGATGTACCGCTGAAAGTAATTGCTGTGATTCCACCGTCTGCGTTAGTTACAACACTGACAACGGTTAAGGTAACACCAGCTTGACCTTCTGAACCAGAAATATGCTCAGGTAGCAAGTTGGAGGTATACCACATAGCTTTGTTGAACGCGCCTAATTCCCAACTGTTACGCAGCTCTTCATTACCTTGCGGAACAAACTGATTTAATCCAGAAGCGATAATATCAGGGATCACGATATCAGACATATACACTTTTGTATCGTACTTAGCAGAGCCAAAGT